TTATGCCTTTTGTTTTAGATCAGAATCCTTCTTATAAATGGAAAGTAGAAGTAAACGTTAATAAAGATGGAACTGTACATACAGAAGTCTTTACTGCTTTATTTAAAAATATTACTCAATCAAGATTTAAAGAAATGGTAAAAATGGTAGAAGATAAACAAATTGAAGATATCGATGTTACAAAAGAAATATTAGTTGGTTGGGAAGATATGGAAACAGCAGATGGTACACAGGTAGAATTTAATAAATCTAACCTTAATAAGTTATGTGAAGTTAGAGGTTTTGCTACTGCTGTAGGTTATGCATTTATGGAATCTAATCAACAGATTTTTGAAAAAAACTAATAGGGGCAGGTGAGTATTGGGCTGTTGGCTCTACTGTCATTGATAAAACAGCAGAAGATGATGCAGTATTAGGTATAAAAGTAGAAAAAAAAGAAATAGATAATAATTATTATGTATATCCACAAAATTGGGAAACTGTACAAATGTTTTTACGTTGTCAGACACAATGGCGTGTAGGAATAAGTGGAATTATTGGGTTAGACTATACATCTGTCTTAGAAATGATTAAACTGTATTTAGTAGAAGATACTGTTGCTATGCTAGAAAAATTACAAATCCTAGAAGCAGCAGTATTACAAGCATTAAATAGAGATAAATAATATGGCAAAGTTTGATTTAGTAGTAGCAGCAAAAACTGTAGGTGCAGCTTCTATAAAAAGACTTGGTAACTCTATGCAGGGTGTATCAGGTAAAGTAAAAAATTTAAGGCTTGCAATGGGTGGCCTTAATAAGACATTTGCAACATTTGGTTTGATAGTCTCTGGTGGTGCATTTGTAGGACTTGTAAAAGGTGCAATAGATAGTGCAGACAGTTTCGGTAAAATGGCAGATCAAACTGGTATTGCAGCTAATACATTACAGGCTTATGTAAACGCAGGTAAATTAGCAGGTGTTAGTCAAGAAACTATAGACAAAGGGTTAAAAAGATTAGCACAATCAATGAGGGAAGCAGACCAGGGTGTTGCTACTTATAAAGATAGTTTTGATTCATTAGGAATATCTGTAAGAGGTACAGATGGCACATTGAAAACAAGCGAACAGGTATTAGGAGAAGTTGCAGATAGGTTTGCGACTATGGAAAATGGTGCAACAAAAGCAGCTATATCTATGGAAATATTTGGTAGGTCAGGGGCTAATTTAATAAATTTACTTAATGGTGGTGCAGCTTCATTAGAAGAATTTAACTATGCAGTATCGGATGAATTTGCACAAAATGCAGAATTTTTTAATGACCAAATAGCAGTATTAGCAATAAGGTTTGATGGATTTAGAAAACAACTCACAGATGCATTATTACCTACATTAAATAATTTAGTAAAAATGTTTAGTAATATACTTAGCTCAGATAAAGATTTTGATGCGTTTTTTAAAGGTATAGAAGTTGGGCTAAAAATAATATCAAGTTCTGTATTTACAGTGGTTGCTGGTTTTAGATTTTTATCAACAACAATCAAATCTATAATTAGTGCCTTAAATCAATTACGTCAAGGAAACTTAGCTGGTGTTGGTGATGCATTAGGTGGTGGTCTGACAGAAACAAATGAGCAATTAAAAAAAGATATGCAAATATTCAAACAAATTTTTACAGGTGAAGAAAATGCACCTGCTACATATTTCAGTAAAGGTACAAAAAGCGTACAAGAATTTACAGAAGAAATTACAAAATCTTTTGGTGGTCAAATGCAATCTAAGCTTAAAACTTTTAACGATAGTATAAAAACAATACAAGAATCTATGGCAGATGTTGTTGTTAAAGGAATAAAAGGTATGGAGGATGCATTAGTAGATTTTGTTATGACAGGTAAATTAAATTTTAAAAACTTAGCTAATTCAATTATTGCTGATATGGCACGTATAGCTATACAACAAACTATTACTCAACCCTTTACTAATTTTTTAACAGGCTTATTTGGAAGTGCAAATGGTAATGCATTTGTTGATGGTAAAGTACAAAAATATGCCTATGGGGGCATAGTCTCACGTCCTACCGTTTTTCAGATGAAGAACGGAATGGGTTTAATGGGTGAGGCAGGTGCTGAGGCGATTATGCCCCTTAAACGTGGTTCTAATGGGAAACTTGGAGTGCAAGCTACTGGTGGTGTTGGTAATATTGTAGTTAATGTAGATGCTAGTGGAACCTCTGTACAAGGTGATGAAGCACAAGGCAAAGAACTAGGACGTCTTATATCAGTTGCAGTACAATCTGAAATAGTACAGCAGCAAAGACCAGGAGGATTGCTTGCATAATGGCTACATTTCCAGCAGTTGAGGCTAGTTATGGATTGCAAAAACAATCTGCACCATTAACTCGTACTGTTCGCTTTGCAGATGGATATGAACACCGTCTTGTATTTGGGTTGCCACAAAATCAAAATCCAAAAATATATGAGTTAATGTGGAATAATATTACAGAAGCAGAAAGTGATACTATTGAAACTTTTTTAGATGCAAGAGCAAATGATAGTGCAAGTTTTACATATACACCACCTAGAGAATCAACTTCATATCAATTTGTTTGTGAAACATGGTCTAAAACAATTAATTATTCTAATTTAGCAACTATAAAAGCAACCTTTAGAGAAGTATTTGAACCAGCATCATAATGGCAACTACTTGGACTTCTAACACTAGCGTATCTGTTGGAAACATTATTGCTCCAACGAGTGCAAGTGCTGGATTATTTTTTAAAGTAACTACTGCTGGTACTACTGGTTCTAGTGAACCAAGTTGGGCAACTTCTATAGGTCAGACAGTTTATGATAATGATGTTAGATATATTTCTTTAAGTGCTACTTTTAGTGATTTGCAATCTATTAATCCATCAGCAATTATTGAATTATTTACACTTCAATTATCTAATACATTGCATGGTGCGACTACAGTTTACAGATTTCATGCTGGTAGTAACTTAAATGCAAATGGAAAAATAATTTGGGCTGGTAATGAGTATCTTAGATTTCCAATACAAGCTACAGGTTTTGCTTTTCAACAAGGTCAGTTACCTAGACCAAAAATAATTATAAGTAATGCGACAGGACTAATTTCAGCAATATTGTTAAGTGTGAATGAAACTACAACTGGTAATGATCTTACGGGTGCAACAGTTACAAGAATAAGAACATTAGCAAAATTTATTGATGCTGCTAATTTTGCTGACGGTAATAATCCCACAGCAGATAATACAGCAGAATTTCCGCAAGAAATTTATTCTATAGATAGAAAATCAACAGAAAATAGGGAAGTTGTTGAATTTGAACTTGCTGCTCCTACGGATTTAGCTGGAGTTCGTATCCCAGGTCGTCAATGCACAAGAAGCGATTTTCCTTCTATTGGTACGTTTGTCGCATGACTTGGAAATATAAAGCACTACTTCATGCTCAATATGAAGATCCAAAAGAATCTTGTGGACTTCTTTTAAACGTTAAGGGTAAAGAGAGGTATTATCCATGTCGTAATCTTTCAATAACAGATCATCAATGTTTTATCATTGACCCAGAAGATTATGTAAAAGCAGATAATGCTGGTGAAATTGTTGGTGTTGTTCATAGTCATCCCATAACACCACCTACTCCTAGTCAAGCAGACAAGATTAGTTGCGAAAATAGTAATTTACCTTGGTATATTGTTAATCCAAAGACAGAACAATGGGCATATTTAGAACCTTGTGGATACAAACCACCATTATTGGGTCGTCAATGGGTGTGGGGTATTACTGACTGCTGGAGTTTAGTTAGAGATTGGTACAGAGAAGAAAAAAATATACATCTCAAAGATTGGGATAGACCTACCACACCTCAAGAATTTTTAGAAAAACCATTATTTGAAAGTTGTGCTTGGAGAACAGGTTTTAGGGAACTAAGATATGATGAAAAGCTGCAAAATGGTGATGTACTTTTAATGTCCATATTGCATCCAACTTTAAATCATGTAGCATTATTTTTTGATGGTGATGTAATTCATCATTTAACCGATAGACTATCTTGTAGAGAGCCTTATTCTGAATGGTTGTTAAAATGTACTGGAAAGAGGTATCGGTATGTTTCGTAAAGTAAAACTATATGGAGAATTAGCAAAATTTGTTGGACATAAAGAGTTCGAGGTAAAAGCTGAAACAGTAGGGAAAGCTGTAAGTTTTTTAGTTTATAATTTTCCAGGCATAGAGTCTTACATGAACCCAAAATATTACCAAATTAAAGTAGGCGATAGTGATATTGGAGAGGAAGAAATACATTATCCTGTGGGTAAACAAGATATACATTTTATTCCTGTAATTAGTGGTGCTGGTAAAGGGTTTGGAAAAATATTATTAGGTGCAGCATTGATCGGTTTATCATTTATAAATTTTCCTGGAGCTGGAGGTGGATTAATGTCTGCTTTTGAGGGAGGTAAATTTATTGGGCTAGGCAAAGTTGGTATGATTTCCAAAGGATTAGCTTATGTTGGTGCTTCTTTACTATTAACTGGAGTATCTGAATTGTTATTTCCGTTACCTAAACTGGAAAATTCAGAAGAAGATCCACAGTTATCCTTTAATTTTAGTGGAGTGCAAAACACATCAAGGGCTGGCACACCTGTACCAATAGTGTACGGAGAAATATTTACGGGTTCTGTTGTAATTTCAGCAGCAATAGACACTAATCAGGTAGAAGCATGACAGACGAACCTAAACTTATTAAAGGATCTGGAGGTTTCTTTGCTCCCAAACCACCACCAGCACCTTACCGTGCTCCTGATACTTTACATAGTAGAAGTTTTGCTACTATTCAAGATTTAATATCTGAAGGAGAAATTGAAGGTTTTGCAACAGCCTCAAAAGAGGGAAGAACAAAGGGAACTGCTGCTTATTTAGAAGCGGCAAAGAAAGATGTATTTTTAGATGACACTCCAGTTTTAGAAGCTAGTGCCGATAGTACTAATCCACAAGCAGTAGATTTTAATTTTGCAGATGTTGGGTTTGATACTCGTTTTGGCACGTCTAGTCAAACAGCACTACCTGGAATACCAGCAGAAACCAGATCACCAACTGCTGTTGCTGTTACTGTGACCACTTCTGCTTCTGTTACTAGACAAATTACAAATACAGATGTAAATGCAGTTATTGTTACTTTAACTTGGCCTCAAATTCAAGTAGCTGAAGATGACGGAGATGTTAGAGGAGATACTATTGAATACAAAATACAGGTTCAATATAATTCTGGTGGATATTCAGATACTATAAGTACTTCTGTTAGTGGTAGAACAGCAGATGCTTATGCCAGAGATCATAGAATAAACATCACAGGTTCTTTTCCTGTAGACATAAGAGTAGTTCGAGTTACAGCAGACAGTACTGAATCATCAAGAGTAAATGCTTTTCAAT